TTCTACTCTGGTGTAGACAATATGAAGTTCCCAGTATTTAGTGCTATCAACTCTGGCTTCGTTGCTGAGACTGGTGGTTCTGCTCCAGCTGCTAATGGTACTGCTTCTAGCGTTACTTTAGAGCCTAAGAAACTTATCTCTATTGTAAATGTTTCTGCTGAGGCTATCGCTCAAAATGCTTCTATCGAGGCTGCATTGAGAAGAAATATGGCTGCATCTGTTGCTGCTACTTTAGAAGCTGCTTTATTAGGAACTGGTGACGTATCTAACGCTCCTACTTCTATCTTTGCTGACGCTGCTACTGGACCAACTACGGTTACTGCTGCTGATTGGTTAGAGATGGAAACTGACTTAATTGCTAATGGCGTACAAATAAACGGAGCTAGAATGGCTTACTTATTAAACCCATCTGCTTACGCTACAGTAAAAGGATTAGCTCAAGTTTCTAATGTTTCTCCTATTTATGATAACGCTAGAAAAGAGCTTAACGGCTACTTTGCTTTTGTTTCTCCTAACGTAGGTAATGGTGGAGTCGCTGGTAAAGACCACGCTTTATTCGCAGACTTCTCAAAATGCCACATCGCCCAGTTCGGTGGTTTAGACGTGATTTATGATATCTACACTAACGCTGGTACTGGAGAGCCAAGATACATCTTGACTTCATTAGTTGATGGTGATGCTGTTCAGAATGATACTGCTTTTGTTAAATTGATTGAAGCATAATTTGTTTATTTTAACGGAGGGAGTGGAAACACTCTCTCCATTAATTTTTTTTAAATGGAATACTATAACTACAACTTCAACACATTAAGAGGCTCTGACTATGTGCCTTATGGTAAGTTAGTTCTAAAGACTGCTGCAACGTCTACTGTTATATCATTATCAGAGGCTAAGGCATTTTTAAGAATAGACTCAGACTATGACGATGACAATACTTACATCACGAGTTTAATTAATGTTGCTACTCAAGTTGTAGAAGAGTTTACTAGACGTAGATTAATGACTCAGACGTACAATCTTTTTTACGATGAGTTTCCTCCTTACATTGACTTACAAGTAGGAGATGTTGCTAGTGTTACTCATATTAAGTATTACGATGCCGACAATACATTACAAACCTTAGCTACTGACCAATACGATGTAGATACTAAGGTAAGACCAGGAAGGATATATGAATCGGAGGACGGAGACTTTCCAAACACTTACGAAAGACCAAACGCTGTAGAGGTTGAGTTTATAGTAGGTGGTACAGCTAGTGACGTTCCAGCTCCAATAGTACAAGCTATTTATATCATCGTTGGTCGATACTATGAGAACCGACAAGATGTTGTTACTGGAACTATTGCTAGTGAATTACCTTTAATGGTAGACCACTTATTAACTCCTTACCGATTGCTTGAACTATGATAATAGGCAAACTAGATAGAAAGTTAAAACTATATACACAGACTTACTCTACTAACGCTTATGGCGAGAGAGTAGTATCTGACAATAGTTACGTTACCATCTATGCAAACTTTGATTTCAAAGGTGGTAATACTAACTTCGATGCTGATGCCTTAATCAATGACGAGCGTATAGAGTGCTTAATAAGATACAGAACAAACATTGGGGTTTCTCCTCAGTATTTTATCTCTAATGGTTCTACTAATTATTCTATTAAGAGTATTAAGGAAGTAGGTCGTAAAGATGCTATGGTGCTTTTATTAGAGAAGAATGACGTAATAGACTTATCACAGACAGCTCCTAATCAATTTGTCTTTACTATTGACACAGAGAATACATCTAGTGGCTCTAGCTTAAATACTCAATTTATGATGCCATTGGTTAGTGGAGGTAGTTATAACGCTACAGTAAACTGGGGAGATGGCTCTAGCGATACAATAACAAGTTACAATCAACAAGAGGTTACACACACTTATACAAGTGCTGGTCAATACGAAATAAGTATAGAGGGAACACTACAAGGATGGCAATTCAATAACGCTGGAGATAAGCTTAAAATGCTTGATATAAAACAATGGGGAGTCTTAGACTTATCTACTTCTGCTGCTTTTTATGGATGTAGTAATTTAGATGCTAGTGCTACAGATGCTCCTACTGTTTCTAGTACATCTTTTAATACTATGTTTAGAGACTGTACTAACTTTAATGGAGCAATAGGTAACTGGGATATTAGCTCAGTAACAAGAATAGACCAATGTTTTTATCAATGTTCTACATTTAATCAGCCTTTAAATAATTGGAATGTTAGTAATGTAACTAATATGAGTTATATGTTTTATAATTGCTTATCTTTTGACCAAGATTTGAACTCGTGGGACACTTCTAATGTTGAGCGAATGGACGCTACTTTTCTTAATGCGTCACAATTTAACGGAGATATATATAGTTGGGACACTACTAATGTAGAAAATATGATTGCAATGTTCTACAACTGCGACTTATTCGACCAATCTCTAGCTGCGTGGTTAATTCCTAATGTTTCTAACTTTACTAATTTTATGCAGAACGCTACTGGTCTTAGTACATCTAACTATGATGCAACTCTTATAGCTTGGGCTGCTGGTGTAGTTGATAACAATATAAGTATAAACTTTGGAGGCTCACAATTTACAGAATCGGCTTATGCTTCAAGATTGAGCTTAATTCAAGACCATAACTGGACTATTGTTGATGGTGGAATATTTAATCCAACTCCAGCCGATTACATAAGCGTATTAAATACAAGAGTAGTAGCTGCTGGAGGAGTAGTAGAGAACACAACGGACAGTCAAGCATTCTTACAAACATTAAATGACATAAGCTAATGGCAGACGGACTATTAAATAAAGCAAGTATTATCTTAACTCCTACTGGTTACAAGGCTGGAACGCTTTACAACGTAGCACCAATAGACGAGCCTTATGAGGACTTTGACTTTGCTAGAACTTCAACTGCTACAAGAATTAACTCTAGTGGATTAGTTTCTAATGTAGCTACTGGAGTGCCAAGAATAAGCTATGATAGTAATGGCGATAATGGTCATATATTGTTAGAGCCTACTTCTACTAATCTTGTCCCTTATAGTGAAAACTTTGAGGATAGTTCTTGGAGTAATGCAAGTATTGGAACTACTCCAACTTTAGAAGGTGGTTATACTGCACCTGATGGTAGTAATAGTGCGTATAAAATAACTAACGCAAATCAAGATAGTTTTTGGTTTAGTTCTTTTTTAATTGGTGCTGATAATTCAAGAACAATTTGGGCAAGAACTGTTAGTGGAACGGGAACGGCTCAATTAACATCACACAACTCTAATACTAATAATACTTTTAATTTAACAGAAACTTGGCAGAGGTTTGAAGTTAATGGAACAACTTCAGGAACTGGCTCAACTAGTTTTTACGCAGTAGATTTTAGAGGTAGTGGAACTCTTACAGAGTTATTAATATGGGGAGCACAAGCAGAAGCCTTATCCTACGCTACATCATACATACCAACACTAACTGGAAGCCAAGAGGTAAGGGAAACAGAGACTGCAACTGGTGCTGGTAGTGCTGACTTAATAAACTCAACAGAGGGTGTGTTATATGCAGAGATAGCTGCTTTGGCTGATGATGGAACAAATAGATGTATTGCTTTGTCAGATGGTACTGCTGATGATAGAGTAACTTTAGTTTTAGCAAATGACTCTAACAAGATAAGAGCAATAGTAAAGAGTAATGGCTCTACTTCATTTGATGAGGAGTATCAAGTAACATCGACTTTAGATTATCATAAAGTTGCAATAAAATACAAGGCTAATGATTTTGCTTTATGGATTGATGGGGTTGAAAGATTTACAGACACAAGTGGTTCTGCACCTATTGGATTAAATGAATTAGCTTTTGATACAGGTATTTCTATTTTAAATTTCTACGGTAAATGCAAAGCACTAGCAGTATTTAATGAAGCTTTAAGTGATAGCGAACTAACACAACTAACAACGTAATGAGTTTAAGATTGACAGAAATATGCTACCCAGAGGTAAAGAGTTACTACATCGTATGGAACGATAGTGATGCGATAGTTTCGTATGGAGTGCTAGAAACCTATCAATGTTTAGAGACTAAGTGGGACAATGTAGACTTATACACTAAGGAAATAGATTGGATAAACATATTAATAGATAACGGTATTAACCCATTTCCAGAGCAATGATAGTTTCAGCACAAATAGATGAGAAAGAGCTAAATTCTTTAATTAAGGACTTAGAGAAACTTAATATGTCTGATAGTAAAAATAAGACACTACTAAGACAAGGTTTGCGTAAAGCTGCTAAGCCTATTCTACAAGAGCTTAAATCTATTGTGCCAGTTGAATCTAAACAACTTAAAAAGTCTTTAGGTATAATTAATGGTAAGAACGTAAAAGGCAAACCACCTACAGTATATATAGGACCAAGAGTAAAAAAATCATTTGCTAGTAAAGAGAAGTCTGGATTTTATTTCTATTTCTTAGAGTATGGATTTCAAGGAATACCAGGACTAAGAATGTTAGATAAGACTGCTGCAAGTAAAGGTAATACAGCTATCAATAGTGTAATAGGAGAAATAAAAAAACTCATTGACAAAAGAATGAAGTAATGGAGATAGGTAAAGTAATTTATAATATTTTAAGCAACGACTCAAATGTTGCTCCTTTAGTTACTACAAGTGGCAACTTGAGAATATTTCCTAGTCGTTACAACTTTCCTACTGACGTTAAGTTACCTTATATAACTTATCAGATGTTTGCAGATGAGCCTAACAACACTAAGAACGGAGTAAGTACTTATGACTATGTTAGAGTACAGATAAGCATATATCA